AGCTTCTCTAGATTTACATAAGTTTTCACCAGAAGTTGTTTCTGACATTTGGATCAAGTATGAAACCGGATTACATTATTCTCTTGAGAATAATGGAAAGCAGTACACACTAGGACTCTACAAAGAATGTTACACATTTCTGCGTAACTATCTGTTGGAGCTTCCAACTCAACCAATATCGTTCTGTAAGGTCGATTCGCTTGGTATACCTAAACCTTTGTGGGCATTACGCCCACTCATCAAAGGTCCAAGGGATAACAAACGTCTCGCCCTAACTATCGCTCGTTCATATGAACAAATCCGATTAGAAATTGATTATACTGCCTTAGAATCAATCACTGACGAGATGACTCAGGAAACTGAGAAATCCGTTCGGGATATATCTAAGAAGTTTAATAAATTCCTAAAGAGATTTACGCGTAAGCGTAAGTGGTACTTAGGGTCCTTAACAGATCCAATACAACCTTGGTCCAAAGTGTTAACTACTCTATCCAAAGGTCCAAATGGACCCGCGGTAGCTAGTTCACACCTTGATGCCAAAGCCGTGATGCAAGATGCAGTTTTAGCTGAATCCATTGAACGACTCAATAATGCCCTTGGGCAAGATTGGATCACTAAATGGATGAAGCAACAAGCTGATTCGAACATCAGCGAGGAAATATGTCATACCGGTAGGTTAGGCTTTTCAGCCGAACCTGCTGGGAAGACACGGATCTTCGCTATTGGAGATTACTGGACCCAACTATCATTGAAGTCTATACAAATTTCTTTGTATAGAACACTACAATCAATAAGTACTGATGCCACTAAAGACCAAGAAAAGGGTTTCTCAACTCTTATCAAGGAAAGTAGCGGTCATCCTACCTATTGTTTCGATCTTTCATCAGCTTCAGATAGGATTCCTGCACGTCTGCAGAAATACCGTCTTCAGTTGATGTCAAATCTAAGTGTAGCCGATAGCTGGTACTCAGTAATGACGAAACGGGACTTTTATGTTAAAACCACAGGGCAATACGTAAGATGGAATGTAGGTCAGCCATTAGGCTTACTATCATCCTTCCCAAGTTTTGCTCTATGGCACCATGATATCGTCCAATTTGCGGCAAACTGGGAGAATTTTCATAGAGG